GGTATTTCATGGAACTGATTATGATGTGTGGTATTCCTTGTGCAGGTAAATCTACTTACATTCGCAGGGGAACTGAAAACTCTGATGTTTTTGATGAGTATGTGATACTATCTACAGATAACTACATCGAAGAATATGCTGCATCTGTAGGTAAAACTTACAATGAAGTCTTTGATGAAGCAATCAAGGATGCTACCACAAAAATGTATCAAGACCTAGACCTTGCCATTCAACGAGGTAAGTCAATCATCTGGGACCAAACCAATCTATCTAAAAAATCTCGTAGGCAGAAGCTGAAGAAGATTCCAGATACTTATACCAAGACTGTAGTGATTCTTCCTATTACACTTGAAGATGCTCTTATTCGTAATTCGCAAAGAGCGAATAAATTTATTCCACGTTCTGTTCTGCATCGCATGTTCCTTCAATTTGAAATGCCAACTGAAGAAGAAGGTTTTGATGTCATTATGACACATGATGGCACTCATCTTAAGCTGCAGGTGGCCTGATGATTTCTGACTCGGTATTTGACCAAGCAATTGCAACTGCAAAGAGTTCTCCTTCTAAAAAACAAGTGGGAGCACTTTTGCTTAACAAAAATAAAGTAATTGTAAGTGCAACTAATCTTGAAACTAAATCGCATCCTCTTCAAGCAAAGTTTGCAGAGCGTGTAGGACTGAAAGAAAAGATTTACCTTCATGCAGAGATTGCAGCACTTGTTAAGTGTCGTGAAGAAGTTGACACTGTGATTGTTGCTAGGGTCAATCCACAGGGTAAACTACGAATGGCTCGCCCATGTCCTATTTGTGAACTTGCACTAAAAGAAGCAGGTATCACTCACATTCATTATACTACTAATCATGGATTCCTCTACGAATACTCCTAAAGAAAAGTGCATCATTTTTGACCTTGATGGTACTCTTTGTGATGTAAAACATCGTCGTCAATTTGTTGCAACCAAGCCAAGAAATTGGGATGCATGGAACAAAGGAATTAGTCAAGACAAACCTGTAAAGCAAGTGCTTGCAATGTTTCATGCATTGAAGTATTTCTTTCCTGTTTTCTTTGTGAGTGGTCGTTCTGATGATTATCGTGATGTGACTGTAGAATGGCTGGAAAAACATAATATATTTACTGATGATTATAATGCTCTTTATATGAGAAAGTATAAGGACCATCGTGATGATGCTATTGTAAAAGCAGAGATTGCTGATATAATTGAAGAACAGTATCAAATCTTTGCAGTTTTTGATGACCGCAAGAGGGTCTTGACAATGTGGCAGGACCGTGGTATATTTACTTTTGACGTTGCCCAGGGCAAAGGAGACTTCTGATGAACACTGTGCGTAAACTTGCCTCGATTCGACCTATCACATACATCAAGCCTATTGAAGGTGCTGATGCTATTGAGTGTGCCATCGTTGATGGTGGTTGGCCTGTAGTGGTCAAAAAAGATGAATATAAGATTGGAGATACTGCTGTATATTTTGAGATTGATAGTTGGGTTCCTCATGAACTCGCTCCATTTCTCAGCAGTGGGAAAGAACCTCGTGAATATAATGGTGTGAAGGGTGAACGTCTTCGTACTGTTAAACTTCGTGGTCAAGTAAGTCAGGGGCTGCTACTGCCACTGAATTGTCTTGGTTCTATTGCTAATGATGCTTCTGTAGGTGAAGATGTATCTCATATTTTGAATATTCAGAAGTGGGAACCACCTATCCCTGCTCAACTTCAGGGCACAATGAAGGGTAACTTCCCACACTTCATTCCTAAAACTGACCAAGAACGTTGTCAGAATCTTCGTAAAGACATCTTTGAAACTTATAAAGATAATACTTATGAAGTGACTACTAAACTTGATGGCAGTAGCACCACTATCTACATTAAAGATGGTGAGGTTGGTGTGTGTTCCAGGAATATTGACCTGAAGGAAACTGAGGGTAATAGTTTCTGGAAAGCAGCACGAGAGCAGAATATCATTGAACCACTTCTTGAACTCTCTAAAGAAAAAGGTGAAGAATATGCCATTCAAGGCGAATTGATTGGTGAGGGTATTCAGGGCAATCCAGAGAAACTCAAAGGTCAACGGTTCTATCTGTTTGACATTTATAGTATCACTGAAAGTCGTTATATGACTCCATTTGAACGCTATGCTGTTCTTGACCAACTAAAACGAGCTGGTGCTGATATTGAGCATGTTCCTATTATTGAACCATGTTTTGAACTTACTAAGAACCTCAGCACTATTGATGAACTTCTGGAGTTTGCTGAAGGTCCATCACTGAATCCTCAAACAAAACGTGAAGGTTTGGTATTCAAATCTTTTTGGAGTGCTTTTACTTTCAAGGCAATTGCCAACTCGTATCTACTGAAGCATAAAGACCGATGAACTACGAAACTGAAATCATAGATGGACGTAAAGCAGTTGTCCGTCATTTCTTCAAACCACACGAAATCCAAGTTGGTTCTCGTTGGGCACGGGCAGATGGTTCTAAAGGTTATGTGACCGTTGAAGGTCTCAATTCTTATGGGAGCACAGACCCTTGGTATGAAGTTGTGTATTCTTGGGAAGAAAATGGTGTGAAGAAAACTTGGCAAAAAGAAACTTTTGCTTTCCAATGTCGTTATTGTTTAATTGTAGAATGATTAACGAAGAACTCCCAGTATCAAACGAATTCATCACAACTGTCAAAATTCAACTTACCTATCAACAAAAGCAACAACTTGCCCGATACCTGAACCTTCATTATCTGGGTGATATTGAATGTAATGAACTTGATGAAAGTGGATTTTATTTTCCCAAGTATCCAGAGAAAGAAACTGAAGAGTTCAAAGATGCTTTTTGGAATTCAAACTCAACCCAAGAGTTTCAAGTCAAAGTGGTTTATGATGTAAATGGTAATTGTAAAATGGAGTTATTGTGATGATTGAAGCAATTGAAACCGCAATCTACGAAGGTAAAATCCTCTGTGGATTTTCCACCCGTGAGGAATGTAAAACCTATGTCAGGGAAAAATACCCTGATATTGATTACTTTGATGTTGAGTTGAAAACTCAGTATATTACTTACAACAAACCTTATAATGGTGGAGTGCCACGATGAAAAGTTTTTTTGAGGAATATGTTGCCATTCCACTTGGCATTCTGTTGTTGATTTTTATTGCTCCAACTGCGGTGCTTGGTGGATTGAAACTTGCCGCAACTTTAGTTGATATGACTCCTGCTTGTGAGGTGAGGAAATGAAACCTTATCTTTTGATTGCTGGGGACCAGTATTATCCTTCTTATGGAACTGGTGATTGGATTGCCTGCTTTGAAACTTATGAAGAAGCAAAGGAAGAAGTGATTAGTGTTAAAGTTCCAAAGTATCATAGCAAGAAGTTCGGTGATGAAATGGTTTCAAAGCATAGTATAAGAGGTTCGGAGTATGAGTGGTATGAAATTGTTGATTTGAGGGAGTGGATGTGATGAAACTCTTCCAATACGATAAAAAAGTGTGGGACGATGGTGATACTGACTACACTTGGCAGTTTGGTATCATCAACAATCGTTCATTACTCTGGGTTCATTATGAATACCCAACTCGTTTAATTCATTGTAATGGTGGATTGCACATCCTACTCTCATTTTTTACTTCTTCTCATCTTTTTGGAGCAGATTTTCAAGTTGGTAAGGTTGGGTTGAGTTTTAATTTGTTGTCTGATTACTTTGAGGGGTGGAATTATCATGGGAATGTTTGACCGCATTCATTGTGCGTTTCCAATCAATGAGCATTTTAACAAGAATACTCTGCAAACTAAAGGACTGTCTAATACTATGACTGAGTATTGGATTACTCCTGCAGGAGAGCTATATGAAATTGATGATTATATGGCTGCAGACTTTATAGAATTAGATGATGAAGATTTGATGCCATGGGAAAGATTTAAATGGATTCCTAATGGCAATCACGGTAAAGTTCGACCTGTATACATTACAGATTGTATTGAAGTTTATCCTGAGCAAAATCCTAATCAAGAATGGGAGCAATGGCCACGATGCAGTATTTGTTTTAAACTAGGTAAAATTACACATGTAGAAATACTTCGATGACAGACTTTCCATATGATGGGTTTCCATATAGACTAGAACATAAAGATGGTTCTGAAACTAAAACTTGTTGGTTTAGCTGTGAGGAACATCTACAAAAATACATAGAGAGATACAAACCAATTGATGGACATATTCAAACCCTTACTGGCAAATCTCCAAAAAAACAAAAGAAAGAATTATTTTCATCATTAGAAACATTTTTTGAACCAAATGACCCCACTGAAATCACTGTGGCACCTCTGGGCACTCGCACTAGGAGAAAAAGCACACAAAAAAGACCAAGTAGCAGACAAAGTAGCCGTAGTTAGAACTATAATCTTTACTACATATCTTATCACCAACTGCTTTATTGTAGCTGGTGTAATTCGACACTGGAATGATAGAGAAATTAATGTTGAGGTAGAAATCTATGAAAATTCAAACAATTCAGAAAACACATACTCAGAAAGATGGAACAGTCTGGGAATGGCAGGAAACACCAGAATTGAGGGCGTTTATCGCACAGGAACAATCAAGAATCGCACAGGAGAGTTTGAATGACAAACCAAAACGAGCATCCTGAAATTGCAGAAGTGGAGTGGATTGACGATGAATTTCGTGTTGAGCAGTCTCGCTGGAAAACTTGGAAGAGTTTTCATAAGAATGGGGACCCACTTATTACTTCTCTCACACAAGAATCTTGCATCGCTGCAACAAGATTCTATCTTAAAGGTAAACAAGAAGGTTTTAATGAAAGTACAAAATATGAGGGTACAGTAGGTGGAAAACTCTGACACTGTGCCAGTTCATGTTCTGGACCCAACCACGCCTTGGTACGAGTTTCTCTCCTATACTGAGTGCTGTTGGAGCTTGAACCCACCAGGACATCCATCACTCACACGATTTATGCGTTACCATGATTATCTCAAAGAGGTCGGCTTAAAATGAATGAATTCACTATTAAATCTGACAAATACACAGATGAGCAGCTAGATGCAATGTGCCTCTATGCAGAGAATCAAGAACTCAAGAAACAAATTGAAGCTCTTGAAGAAGAAAATAAACAACTAATCAATGACTTACTACAAATCTCCAGTCAAATGGAAGGTATGATTTACGAAGATTAATCATGATAGGACGCATTCTTGGTACTGGAGCAGGTGTATTTCTTATCCTGCTCGTTCTCTTAGCGAGAGGCATCCCTGTTCTCTTCTTCATGAAGATGCTGCCTCTCATTCTCATTCTCATCGTAGGAGTAGCGTTTATCTACGCTGGTCTTACTTCTGACTGATTCTTTATCCTTTATCCCCTATTTAAATTATGTCTACTGGAAAAATCGTTCTTGGCGCTGGTGGTGTTCTCGTTGCTCTGATTCTGACTGCGGGGCAGTTTACTACCATCAACACTGGTGAAAATGGTCTCTATGTGGGATTTGATGGTCAGGTGAAGAATGAAGTGCTGACTCCTGGCATTAAATATGATGGCTTTGGTAGTATCAAAGTCTTCAACACTCGTAAGATTACGGTACAATCGAGTGACCTGACTCCCAAGACTAAAGACAACACCATCATGAAAGATATGGATGTGGTTGTTACCTACAGTCTCGCTCCTACTTCTCTCTATAACTTCTACACTGGTTACGATATTACTAACCACGGTGTAAGTGAGAACGGTCAGATTGAACTGATGGCGAGTTTCATCAAGCGTCTGATTACGTCTGCTGTGAACCAATCGGTTGACGAATACCCTGCTCTGGAAGTGAACAGCAGTCTGGATAAAATCCAAGAGACTATCAAACAGAATCTGAATCTGTCTCTGGAGAAGAACAACCTCGCTGGTAAGATTGATATTGAATCTGTGGTGGTTGTGAAGGCAGACCTGCCTGACCAACTGGTTGCTTCTGTAAACCGTGTGGTTGCTGCTCAATCTGCTAACAAAGAACAGGAAGTTAAGACTCGTACTGCTCAACTGAAAGCAGAAGAAAACAAAGCACTTGCTTCTACTGTGACTACTCAATCTCTGGAGTATCAGCGTAACGAAATCCTGAAAGCAGCGTTTGAGAATGGTAGCATCCAGAAAATGGTTATCATCAACGGTGCTAAGATGGACTTCCTGCCTGGCGGACTCGCTAACTGATTATGAAATACCGTATCGTAAAACGTAACACCAATACTCTTGGTGACATTACTAGGTGGGATTGGTATTACGCTCAACGTAATATCTTTGGTGTGTGGATTGACCTTCGCTTTCATCCTTTCATTTCAACATATGATTCATATGATGTGGATTTGAATGCTGTTGAGCGTTGGTTGGATAATCACATCAACGGTAAAGGTCCGAAGACTGAGGAAGTAGTAAAAACTTATGAATGATTTAGAGGGGCGAAAGCCCCTCTTTTTTTCTAAATACTTAAAATCAAAGTATTCTCATGGCAGCAACTACAGCAAAAGAAAATTTAATGTGCTTAGCTTTTGCTTATTTCATGGATACTAGACCAGAAAGAAAAGGAGACCCAGAACATTTTAAATTGTGGGAAAATTTATTTAATGATATGAAGGTTAATGATGTAAAGTCAAAGTATAAATCTTACTTAGAATATGGTTTTGATTATAATGCAATTAAAACATCATATAGTTATACAAAAAATGCATCACACGCTCATGTTGTAGTTGCATACAAACAAATTGAAAAATTATATCATTCTGGAATTATATCCAAAAGAAAGAATTATAGAATTTACACACAAAGTAGTTCATTCACAAAAACAGTTAAAGATTCTTGTTTAAAGAAAATAAAACAAGTATTTGATATAAAAGGTGATGCACAGATTCTATCACCAGTGGACTTTTTTATAGTAAATTATGCAGAAAAAAATGATATTGAAAAGCAATTCAAAGATAATATTTTAAACGTTAAAAGTGACCAAGAAATATTAATTAACTATCACAAAAATAAAGATAAAACATATGAACATATGATGGCAAAACTTTTTAAATCTCAAGATTTAATTGGTGTGTCTCATAAAATGTTATCTACAAAATCAAGTGTGCCGACTGTCAAAATAGCTGGTAATATAAGAAAATTAGGAAAATATGATAGTAAACATATTGACCCATATTCACAATTTGTGCTTCTTCTTAAAGATAAAAGACCAGCCGAAGTGCAACGATTAATTGATGAAGTAATTGATGTCAAATATAATCTATGGAACATCAGAGAAAACTTAGATTCATCTAGTTGGAAATTAGTATTTGATTTTAACTATACAAAAATAAATAAACAGTTTGAAGATAACAGATTTAATCTAGAACCATTACCATCTGGTGGTTCTGGAAGTTATAATGGTAAATTTGATATTAAAAAGGGTGCTGCAGCAAAGACTCCATGGGTTGCTGGAATGTCACCAAAAACATTAGAACCAATGATATCTTCATATGCAGGTTATAATACAATAATGGAAATGCTAGCAAGAAAACGTGTTGCTGCATTTTTAAAAGTATCTGATGTACAAAAAGAATCCGATATAACAACACCAGAAGGAAGAAAAGCATTAACATTTTTAAAGAAAAGACAATTTCATTCATATAAAGAACTAAAGAAAGTAGTAGAACCATATTTTGAAGAAATTGGTAATGTAGCACTGCTTGATAGTTACTTAAGAGAATGTGTAAAATCAATCAGAGAAGAAGGAAGATATACTGCAAATATTGATATAATCAGAACAGAAAAGATTTTATCTAATCATTATGTTTCATTGCAGATGTCATATTTCTGGCTTGCTGGTGGTAGAGAGTTTAGATTATATCTAAAGAAACAGATATTTTTCACTATATTTGGAGCAATTACAAAACGTTCATTTGGTGGAATAACCGCATCAAATGTATTAATAGATGCATTGAGTAAAAAAATACTCACTGACAAAAATAAAGAAGTAAAAGTATCAGTAACTTCTGCTCCACACATTATTATGATGTGATGGTTGACAGCCTGGGTCTGCCGTGGTATGGTAGACCCATCGCTGTTTTGACCATGAAGCTTCGCCCCCATCAAAGCCGCAGTCTCACCAAGATGGAGCTGGTTCGCATGGGCCAGGTGTATGTTCCTACTGGTGGCGGCAAAACTCTGATTATGATTCGTGACCTGATTCGTAGGTTATCTGAATCAACCAAGCCATTCACTGCACTTGTTGTTGCACCTCGCATTCTTCTTGCGAATCAACTATGTGCAGAGTTTACACAAGAAATCAAGAATGTTATAGTTGCTCACGTTCACTCTGGAGAGACTAAACATTTTTCTTCTACCAATCCTGACCATATCACCATGTTTCACAACATGGTTAAACAAATCAATGAACACCAATTACTTTTTACTACTTATCATTCTCTTCATCGTATTATTGACAGTGGAATACACATTGATACAGTCTACTTTGATGAGGCTCACAATGCCTGTAAGCGAGACTTCTTTTATTCTACTGCAATGATGTCTCAACATGCAGACTCTGCATACTATTTCACTGCCACACCTAAATTGTCTCAGAATCCTAAAGGTCGTGGCATGAATAACTCTATTGTGTTTGGACAAGTTATCGAGAATGTTCCTGCACCTGAGTTAATCGAGAATGGTAGCATCATTCCTCCCATGGTGCAAGTCCATGAAATTGATGGTGTGCGTGAGAAAGATAATGCTGCTAAGCATGATGCCAAGACTCTATTGGATATTCTAGACAATCTGGATGATAGTAAAGCACAAAAGCTTCTTGTCGCTGCACCTAGTACCAAAGTATTGTGTCAGATGTTGTTTCGTACTGATGTGATGCATCAATTCAAACAACGTGGTTATGATATTCTTCACATCACATCTAAAGAAGGTGCATATGTTAATGACAAGAAAGTGAGTCGTGAAGTATTCTTTGATACTATGACTCAGTGGGGATTGAACAAGCACAAGAAGTTTGTATTGTTTCATTATTCTATTCTCAGTGAAGGTATCAACTGTCCTGGTCTGACTCACTGTGTTTTGATGCGAAATTTGAATGTTATCGAAATGTGTCAAACTATTGGTCGTGTCATTCGTGTGGACCGTGAGGATGCTAAGGATATGGCTGAGGGTCGCCTGACCCCTGGAGATTACATGTCTTATCGCAAGTCTCATGGGTTTGTCACGGTTCCTGTTCACAAAAATTATGGTAAGAACACCCAGCAACGGCTCCAAAGTGTGGTAGACTTTGTTTTCAGGCAGGGCATCCCTCCTGAGTATTACGTTGACTGATTTCTCACTATGGCACTCCACAATCAACACAAAGCAATTGGCAACCTCGGCAACGGTGCAGATGGCGTAAAGGGCTCTGTAGCCGTTGGAGGCGGCCCTGGAAGCGGCAGGGGCATGACTATCACCCCTGTCACTGGTCTGGGAGCCTACATGCCCAAGAATCTGGAAGGCATCGTTGTCCAGTATGCTGAGCAAGTCAAGGCAGACCGTCGTGCAGCAGCCAGGGAACGTGCGGCTGAACGACTGGCACAATGGTATTGACATCCCAGACCATCCATCTTATATTACGTTCATGGGTGAGAGACAACTCGCCCAACACATTCACCCCCTATTGAAATGGCAACTCGCTCTCGCATTGGCATTGAACTCAAAAATGGTTCTGTGAAATCAGTATATCATCATTGGGATGGTTATCCTGAATGGTTGGGCAAAAAGCTAAAATCTAAATATAATACTCGTGCAAAAGTTCACGCATTGATTCGTAGAGGAGACATTTCTTGCCTTGAATCATCTACTGATTGGAACAATAGAAAACTAAGTAATCCTATTGTTCTGACTTATAGAATGCGTGGTGATAATTGTTCTCCTCGTATTGATGAAGATATTACAGAGTATATTCATAATAGTGAAGAGTATAGCTATATTTTCACTAAAGATAATGAATGGATTTGCTATGATTATACTCCTGCAATTTGTGAAATTCCTTCCTAATTAACTATGACTAACTCATCCCGTCGCTTTCGTCGCATTATGCCAAGTAAAAATTACACCTGGGCAGAAATCATTGGTGCTGGTGTTGCAATTCTTGGAATTGTAATTGTTGCAGTTGCCATTGGTGCAATTCTAATGATTCCAGTTGCATGGGTACTGCACTGGATTCTTGTAAATCTATTCAATTATACTGTACTCTCCCTCTGGCAAGTTTGGGGCATTCTGATTGGTCTCCGTCTTGCATTTGGTGGACTTGTAACTGTTAACACTAAGAACTGATTATGAACCAAGGTGACATCACAGTGACTCTCACTGAGTCTCAACATGAGCTTATCATGGACATCATCACACATGCTCTGGAGTCAATCCAGATACTGGCACCCTATGATGATGGACTGCATGACCTACCACTTGACAACACATTGATTCAACGCTACACTATGCTGGACAACCTCAAAGAAACCTTTGGGTTGCTCTGGTCCAATCGTTTTCAACCTGAATCATGATTGCATTTCTTCTCGCCTCAGTTGTTCAGTATGATTTCCTATCGACTCCTGTTCCTGAAAGTATTGCAAGGCAATGTGCTGCCGATGTTGGCATCCCTTATGCTAGCGATAATTTTAGTGATACTGAATGGCAAGAGTTCAAGCGTTGTATCATCCATCGAGTGAATCACTAACATGGCACACTATTGGAAAGCACTGATTCTCACCCAATCTAATGTTCTTCAGAATGTTGAGATTGAAACTCCTGGACCTTGGCGTGAAGATGCTATTGCACAAGTCAAGTCGATGTATGGAGCAAAAGAAGTTAAATTTTGCAATCCAATCAGCAAAACATCTTATGAAACCTCAGACAGCTCAAGTTTTAGTTCTGGTGGTGATATTAGTTGGACTGGAATTGCTGTGGTCCTTGGCCTGTTGGCAATCTGGGCATTCCGATATGTGATTCTTGCTGCACTTGTCATTGGTGCCATCTATCTAATCTACAAATGGCTTAAAAAATGAAAAATATTCGCTTCATTGGTGATGTTCATGGTAATTGGAAAAGATACAAGAAAATCATCAATGAATGCGATACATCTATTCAAGTTGGTGATTTCGGTGTAGGATTCTCTGGTCATTCCAATCCACCATATGACCACATGAAAAAAGGAGACCACAAGTTCATTCGTGGCAATCATGACAATCCAAGTGTATGTAAAAAGCATCCATTCTGGATACCTGATGGCACAATGATACATGACAATATCTTCTGTATTGGTGGTGCAAAGTCTATTGATGCACAGTATCGAACAGAAGGATTGAATTGGTGGATAAATGAAGAACTATCATACAAAGAGTTTCTCATTCTGTGCGATGTATATGAGAAACTTAAACCATCTGTGATAGTGGCACACGAAATGCCAGAAAGCCTAACATACATAGTATGCTCTAAGTGTAATATGACGAAATATGACGATAAATCTGTAACTCGTCAATTTCTTGATAATATACTAGAGATACACAAACCAGATTTATTCATTCATGGTCATTGGCATGTCAATCACCATACTGTATATCAAGGTGTTGAGTACATCGGTTTGGGTGAATTAGAATACGTTGACCTAGAACTATGAACAGAGAAGACTGGAACAATCTCAACAACATGCACAAAGAGTTGACAAGTAACCACCTAGCAGCTTATGATACGGCGTACCTTGAGAAGTATGCTGAACTTCTTGCTCAATCACTCCAAGGAAAAGGAGACCCAAGTAATGATGACAGAAACTGATTATTCAATTTATCTCTCAGAGACTAATGCTCTCCAACAAATGGAGAAGTTCAATCAACGTGCAATTCGTGCCAAAACACACAAAACAATGCACAAGAACTTTCGTATTGCTGATGCCATCTATGCAGAGTATCGAGAGTTGATTGAACGTGAACCAAATTATGTTACACTTTGTCTTGACCATCTAGAGGAAATTCACAATGATTGAAACCACCACCTTTCCCACTGACCTTAACGCCATTGCTGCTGTTGCAGGACTGGCTGGTGCCCTTGTAGTGATTCTTTACGCATTTACACGGAACCATGAGTATGAAATGCGGAAACGTTCCGCAAAGATTAAAAAAGCTAATGAGTCAGAGGTTGACATGCCCCCTCATGTGGGCTAATATACAAAGGTAATCAAGGGAACACCACCCATGAATGACATTCTCACTTTCACCTCCAACCGCAAGCCCCGTGAAGTGTATCATTACACCACATCACGTTGGGATTGGCAAGAGGGTAATGTGAATCAAATGTGGATTGAAGAAGTCGATGACAACCAATATGTTGCTATTGCTCACAATCCACAAAAGAATGCTAGCATGGTAATGTCCAATCCCAGGAACTACTATCAAACTCTTCAGTGGGTTCGTAAGTTCTGTGCCTCCTTCTGCATTATTGAAGCATGAAACCTTATCCTCTTGGCATCGACAATCCGATTCGCATTGTTCAAGTTTATGGTACAACTCGCTGGGGATTGTACTGGCGAGATGATTTTCAAAAGATTGCTGAGTTTGCTACTGAATATCAGGCATATGAAGCTCGCCGTGCTATTCTGAAATCTGAAGGTTACAACGCATGAAAAAGTATCTAGCAGTTGGTTTCTGTGCATTTGCTATCATTATTGCATGGAATGTTGTACTCATTGAAAGAGACAAAAAACTTATAGAATCTTACGATTTACTTTGTAAACAACAACCCACCAACCCACAATGCAGGTATTCACTATGAAATTCACTGATTTGAACTTCAATCCTACTAAGTTTGAGGATGGTGTACAAGCACTTCATTTCTTTCCAAATGGATACGGAGTGAGTGTAGTACGATTCCCTGGTTCTTATGGATTTGCGGAAGGATTGTATGAAGTAGCAGTCATCAAAGGTGATGCAGATAAGTATGACCTTTGTTATGATACACCAGTCACTGATGATGTACTCGGTCATCGTGATGAGCAAGATGTAGAAAACATTATGGAGGAGGTTGCAGCACTGTGATTAAACCCAACGGTTATACTATCATTGAACTGATGATTGTTTTTGTGATTCTTGGTATTCTTGCTGCTATTGGCGTGGGTGTTGCTAATGGCGACTCTATTGTTCCCAACAAACAATCCTGTATTGCTGCTGGAGGCAAATGGTCTGAAGGTATTCAATACGGTCGCATCACTCAACTCTGTACTTATAACTGATTATGACAAAAGTAGTTTATAATGCCTGCTACGGTGGGTTCGGTCTGTCCCGTGAAGCGTGTCAACGTTACTGGGAACTTCAAGGCAAACAAGTTTGGATTGAAGATGCAAATTGGGGATTCAATGTTTGGTTGGTTCCGCCCGAAGAACGACCTGAAAAACCAGAACCCTGGCATTCTACACCAATTGAAGAACGAATTGCTTACAATAAAAAGTATTCTGAACAAACTTGGAGTGACTATAATGTTGCTCGACACGACCCTATTTTGGTTCAAGTTGTAGAAGAACTGGGTGACAAAGCAAACGGAATGTGTGCTAAACTTGCTATTGAAGAAGTCTCTGGTCCTTATCGTATTGATGAATATGATGGATTTGAGAGTGTTGTAGAACCTTCTGGTTACGATTGGATTACTCCCTGAGGTATTAAAACTATGTTAACAACAATTATGGCAGCATTTGCCTTTGGTTATTGTGTAATGGATATTATAATGAATTATCACAATCACCGAGAAACACAAAAAGCACTACGAGAAACAATCGAGGTATCACGATGAGCAAAAAACCCTATTCCCAACAACCCAAACCCAAGACTATCAAAATCTTCGGTACTCTTCACACTTATACCAAAACTAAGTAAACTCAAATCACATGACCACAATTCCTGCTTGTCAAGAGTGTAAGCATTGTCGTTTGATTCCTGGCCTTTTTCATGTTTGCGAAAAACATTATGTTGAGGAACTTGATTACATCAAAGGTACTGTATATGCAATTGACATGATTTGTATTGAGGTTAGAAAAGATGAATCTCTTTGTGGTCGTAATGCAAAAGATTTTGAACAAAGAGAAGAACCAATCGAAGAGGATAAGCCAAAGTCTACATGGTGGCATCTGAAGCAAATGATAAAAGAGTTATTCTGACCAGATAAATAACTGACACAAACCACTCCACATCGGGGTGGTTTTACTCATAGAATGAGTACAACTCAAACACAAGACAAGTGACCACACCAAATTGGCAACATCACTCAAACAAACCACACAAAACCAAAGGTATCTGTAAAGGTAAGCTCAAAGCTCGTAAGCAAGCATTGAATCATCTAAAAAACAAGCTCAAAGCCCAATAAAACCAATCAAAAAACACTACATTTTAACCATTAAACTTAATTTGAACGGGATTGTACCTTCACATGAATTTAACAGAAGAAACAAGGCAAGAATTAAGAATTGAATTTGCTAAGATAGCATTAGCACAGTTAGCATCAAATGTATTAGAAACAAACTTTCAGAGAGCAGCAAAAGATGCAGAAGTAGATGCTGATGAATTAGTATCAGTATATTGTTGGCAAATAGCAGATTCAATGATAAAGTATATGTGATGCGGAAAGATATGTTAAAATTAGTATAAATTATTAACATTCATTAAATGTAATAAAAAATATAGTTGAGTGTTATGTATAGAGAGAAGGAATAAGAGAAATTATTAAGTATATAATGTGTAGAGAGAGAATTATTAAGTATATACTGTATTTGTATGTGTGTGTGTCCGATGGTGTCAGAGAAAGTATCTGAAATGTACGGGGCTGCAGCAGTCTTGGCCCGCAGTATACCATGACTTCCGAAATTTGTCAAGCCCCCAGCCCCAAAAAACTCATAAGTATTCCAAATCATTCCGAGGCCACTCATAAGGAATACTAATATAAGCACTCCTAATCACTCCGAGCCCCTTTGATAGTTTTCCACAGCCCTGTGGAAAAACCTGTGGAAAACTCCATATTACAAATTATTAACCATATACCATATACACTTGACAACACACCCAGATATGTGTATAATGACTCTGTGGAGGGTAACAAATAATTATTAAGTATATCTAGAGATTATTAACCATATAAGATATACTTATTCAAACCCTCTTGACAACCCTCCGAAAACCCCCTATAGTGACTCTGTTCACACATTGAACCCATGAAATTCTCAATTGATTCCCGATTCCTCTACATTGGAGCTAATACTAGGGCTAAATCAGGTGATGAACAGTTTGGTATTAGTATTGGTAAGTATTACTTTGGCCTGTATGATAACAAACCATGTGCAGGTAAACTCAACAAGTATGGTGCCCTGGTAATTAAGAAATGAACTACTCAGAAATTCTTCAATACTTTAACACAAAATCCATGAAACAAGATGAGATGATTGAATCACTCACGAATGAATTGTATAATAATAACTATAAACTTATAGAAGATATTATTGAAGAATATGTTCTTGGACTAAATGAACAAGAACTGAATACATTAGAAAAGACTATCAATCAGATTAGTAACACTTATGAATGAATGGTTGACAGGGCTCTGAATCTGGGTTAAGTTGCTACTGTTCACTTCTGAACCACTCATGACTAACACTTTTGACCGTGATTCTCTGATTGCTGATTATGCTCAGCAAATCTTAGATGGACTGGATATGGATGCAGTGTGTTCCCTTGCTTATGATACATTGGTGGGGAATCTTGAATCTTATTCTGATGAAGAACTGATTACAGAGGTTCGTGAATACAATCCTGAGCTGCTGGAGGATTGATAAGTAACACTAATCAGTCAGGGGGTTGACACCAGCCCCTTTTAGAGTTAAATTATCATTGTTCAATTCTGAACCACTCAAATGTTGTATCAAGTCACCAACATTCGCTTCGATTTCACTATGGATGATGAAGACGATGTTCCCACACTTGAAGAACAAACAGACCTTCATGATGAGGTCACAAATACAGTTTGGGAGGCAGATGATGAAGATGATTTAGTAGAGGAAATCACCTGTGCTTATGGTTGGTGCATTAACTCTATTGATTATATTCATGTTCTGTCATGACTCCAACAATCTCAACAATTCTTCAATTATTAAGTAATTTAACTGACGAACAGTTAGACTACTTAGATGAAGATAAGTTTGTGAAAGCATTGTTCACAGTATACCATGGACAATGATAAGCAACTCTAATCAATCAGGGGTTGACACCAGCCCCCACCCATGCCATACTGAACTCGTTCACTACTGAACAACCCATGGACACCTTCGATTTTGCTGAACTTGAAGCTGAAGTCTTCGACTGGGAAGATGACATGCTGATTCCTGCAGAGAATGACAACAATGAACAATTCTTTGCAGAATATATTAACTCTAACATTGATTATTGATTATTATGTCTAAAGAACTGCTGATTTCGATGCTTCGCAAAGGTCAGACTGGTGATGAGATTCTCACCATTCTGGACATGCTTTCTGTAGATTCTGTGGATGAATCTATGGAGCCCACACTAGAAGAAATCCAATTCTGATAGTGTCACAAGGGGGTTGACAACTCAGCCCCCATCCTGTACATTATTAAAGTTCATTCACTGAAACATCATGACTGTTGCTATCAATCCTGTTCATCGCCAATTCACTGTTGACCAATCCAGTGCCATTCACAGTGTAACTGTAGAAGGTACGGATGTTGTTATCACTTATCAGTCGAATCCTGATAAGGCTTATGCTTTCGCTGCAAGTGCAGATTATGCACAATTCCTGAGTGATTTGCTCACTAATGATGAACAACTCATGAAGGTTAGCCTAGGTGCTACCATTGCAGATGCTCGCCGCACTGAAGAACTCAAGCAGGCTGCCATCTGATACAATCAAGGGGGGAGACAATCCCCCCACAAACAAACATTACAAATTGTAAATGTCAGGAGTTCTAGCCCTGCTGTTCATGCTAATGTTGTTTCGTAAGTTTGAAAGGAAGTTTCTCTAATGGAAACAATTGTTTCTGTCAAGCCTATCTCAAAGAAAGCTAAAAACAGATTCGCCAATCTAATGGAATCTTGTGAACATTGCATCGTTGAACAATCCAAAGGTGATAAAGTCTTCCTGCGTAGTATGAATGGCAGGAACTTCTTCTGGGTTAATGTTACAAAGGACCAAGATTGGCAGCTGGAGATGTAAATATTTCAAATTGTAACAGGGCTGGCCAGGTGGCAGCCCCCATGTTGTAGGATTCTGGGGCAGTCGCAACCGACCAATGTTCAACACCGAGCACCTCCCTGGCCTGAGCCCTGAGCTGAGCCAGGCTGATGCTGCCGCCGAGCGGTTCCGTGCTAACCTGGGACAGGCTAAGCCCAAGCCCAGCACCGAGCCCGTTATGGTGGAAGGCCACCAGCTGACTGCCGAACAGTGGGAACAGTTTAAGACTGACCGATTCCGCACCTGGCACAGCGAGGGCTGGATTATGTCAGTCTCCGACTGGCTGGCCAAAGGTTAAGCTTTGTAACAGGGGGCTCTCCAGCCCCCACCACCTGCTAGGATTACCTCAGTTCAAACCCAAGTCATGAACTTCGCTCTCACCCAGGTCTCCAGCAACGCTAAGACTGGCCCCATCCCTACCAGCACCTCCAGCCGTGAGACCTGCCCCAGCACTTGCCCCTTTTACGATAAAGGTTGCTACGCCAAGTCTGGCCCCCAAGCTATTCACTGGCGCAAGGTAACTGAACAGGAAAGGGGTGTTAATTTCCAGGAGTTTGTGAACGCAATTCGCAAGCTTCAGCGTGGCCAACTCTGGCGGCACAATGTATCTGGCGACCTGCCACATATCCTGGGTGACATTAATGCTCCCATGGTATCTGCACTGGCTGATGCAAACAAAGGCCGCAAAGGTTACACTTATACCCACCACGTTCTTAACAACCACAACCTGCAAGTCATCAAGGAAGCTAACAACAAAGGCTTCACAATCAATGCATCCACTGAGGATGTTGAGGTGGCTGATGCTATCATGACTGAGCACAACATTCCTGCAGTGGCTGTTGTCAAGTCTGATAAAACCGAACGATTCTATAAAACAGAATCTGGTCGTAAAGTTATCACTTGTCCTGCAACTATTCATGAGAATGTAACTTGTGCAACTTGTGGCCTTTGTGCTAAAGCAGACAGGGACTTCATTATTGCTTTCCCTGCTCACGGTAATGCTAAAAAAACAGTCAATGAGATTGTCGCCTAAAATATAATTATTTCAGTTTGTTACAAGTCGGGGCTGGGGCATCGCCAGCCTCCCCCCGATACCCTATAATATGAACACGGGGGCGAGAGAAGCCCCCACAACCTACCTGAGACCATGACCCGCTCCGACCGTCTGACCCGCACCGCTGTTCCCACCATCATTGCCGTGGCCCTCGCCAAGCGAACCATCAAGGAACCCACCATCGTGGGCCGCCACCGTGCTCAGTGGCTGTTTGACCTGGCCACCTCTGAGGTCGCCCTTCCCTCTGAGCGCAAGCTGGGTCGCCAAGCCCTGCAGGCCGCCGCTGATGCTGCAGGCCGCAGCGCCATCACCGTGGGGGACCGTACCATTGGCGACCGAGTTTACAGCAAGGCCAGCAACCGCAGGCTGCGTAACTGGAGCCAGGACCGCAACACGCCTGTGTGAACAAATGTTAACGGGAGCCCTTCGGGGCTCCCCCATCCATGCTAGGATTCTCTCAGTTCAAAGGAACCGACCAATGCCCACCAAGACCCTGACCCTGACCAACGCCGAGATTCGCATCGCTCGCCGTTTGGTGATGTCTGGCCTGATTGCCGCCGACCGTCGCAGCCAGCCCTGGCAGTTGTTTGAATCCCGCCAGGATGTGGAAGCCCTTCTGGGCAAGCTTCTGGAGATGGATGTCTGATGAGAGATTCAGGGGGCTTCGGCCCCCATTCATCAGCCCTTCTGATGCATCAGCAGTCCTTATGGGAGCAGAGGGCAGTCATTAGCGCCCCTTATGGGTTGGCCGCCCCGCCCCGTACAAAAAGTTTGGGTCCCTCCTAAGCTATAAACCTTTGAAGACGACCGAAAGATACTCAATCACCCAAAAAAATTTTCCGAAAAATCTCCAAGTCCCTCCAAGTCCCTCCAAGTTTTCCCCAAATTCCCCCATTTGCCCACAAAATTCCTCAAAATGACTCAAAAAATCACTAAAATAAGCACAAAAACGACTCATTCCGAGGAATTTTCATACATTTACATCACAATCAGAGAAATTTTGAAAATTCTCGGAAAAAATTTCACCGAAAAATTCAAAAAATTCTGAAAAAATGTAAAAAAAATTTTTTTACTATATACTGTAAATATTCATACACATATGTCAACATTTTCTTATACTACAGAAGTTCAATATGATGAAAAATCTGGAGAATATTTCTTAGTTTTTCCAGATGAGTTACTAGATGAGATGCAGTGGGCAGAAGGAGACACTTTAGAGTGGGAATTCTTTGAGCATCATGATAGTCCAGGTATTCGTATACATAAAGTAGGAGATTAATTTCGCAATTTTTTGAGAAATTATTAAGCGTTTCATACAATTTTATAGTTAACTTAAATGGGAAATTGCAGACCAAAAAAAGAGCAAATATCAAAGACATATACTTATACATACACCACTACAAGTGGAGACCCTCCAGTATCTTCTAGTACAACACTGAGCTTTAATCACACTAAAAAGTATTGGTACGAGATAGACCCTGCAAGTAATACCAACAAGTTCATACAGAATGCTCAGAAGTTAGAAAAGTTTATTACACAAACCATTAAGACTCCATCAGGAGAGGATGATAATGGTGATGTAACATTTGATACAATTACCGTTTCAAACCAAGAATACGTTCCAGATGGAAGTAACGGTGTAAAACCTGTATTTGAAAGAGAGTGTAGAGCAAATCACTCTTATGATGAAGAATACTTTTATCATATCTTTGAATGGCCCACTACATTTAATCTAACCAGAACAGTTGGTGGTTTTGTTGCAACTACTCAAACTTCTACTTCTCCTGCTGGTGGTGGAGGTGGTGGTTCAACAACAACTGCACTTACAACATACACAGTTGATAGTAAAAATGTTACTGCAACTTTAACTTTAGATAAAGTAGACAGCAGCATTCAAAGTATTCCTACTGGTAGTTACATTTACCATGGAGGAACTGATGACAATAAAATATTCTTTAAATATACTTCAACTACAAATACTGTAATTACAGAAGGTGATACTGTAAACGGATGGACTGTAAGTAGAGTCATTAACTACATTACAGATAAATCTTTACGAAAAAGAGTAGTAAAGCATTCAAAGCCAGGGAATACCAATTCTTACATTTATGTTGGTGATAAATCAAACATTTCAGTTGGTGATGGAGTAGTTGGTACTGGTATTGAATCAGATACTACAGTAACATCTATTTCTTCTACAGATAATAAAATTGTATTATCAAATCCTGTTAAAAGTAAGAAAATTAAATCAGTAGTTTTTACAAGTGCAGCTACAAATAAAGTCAATGCATCTACACTTTGTTATGCAGAATTAACTGGTAGCGGTTCCAGTTTTAATACTACAAGTACATATACTGCCACTGGTTCTGGTGCAAGTATAAAAGTATATGCAGGTAAAGGAATTACAAATCGTTCTGCTGTAGTTGGAACTTATTTTGCACAAGATAAAAAAACACTAGAATATCTTCCACTATTCTATAATAAAAGTACAGACTGCGAACAGGAAATTATTCCAGAAAATGATGCAGACTACATTATAGGAAGTATTATATTAAATGATGGTACTACATTATTAACAAATACAAGTCTTTGTGTAAATCCAAAGACAGAAACTTCTTATATTATTGATAACATTTACTGGACAAACTTCAATAGACCTGTAGATAAAACTAAGCTACTTTATTGGCTTGGTGAAAGTAACTCAAAAAATCTTTCATATACAGAATTAGAAGATAGAATAATTACTCACAACAAAACTCTATTAAATGGAAAAAAAGTATCCAAAGTAACAGATGATGTTTGTGGTGATGAAATTTCTCAGACATATGCGAAAGTATATAATCCATACAAAGAAATTTCTATGGCAAAGAATATGATTAATACAGTCACCAATACTCTAGTAGAGGATGATTGTATTGATGTACGTCCACAATCTGCATATTCTGTTGATGAGCTATCTCAATATCTAAACAATACTATTTCAAATACTTTGTCTTCATCCTCAATTGTACTTCCACAAGAAATGTACAATCAATTTATTGGAGGAGAAAATTCATTAGTTAATAATTTAATGAAGGCAATGCAAAGTATTGAAGAGTCTGTTCCAGTCAATACTAAAATTCCTCAAGTTCCAGCTACAATTATAGGTGAGAATAAATCATCAGTAGATTTATTATTAACTAAATTTAAGAGAATTCCACCAAAATTCTCTAAACTTGAATACTTATTAAATGATGTAGTATTTGAGACTGACGACAGTGTAATAGTAGACAGCAGTGAAAACAAAATTGATGTAGTTATTAAATCAATTCCAAGATGGGAAGGAACTGTTACTTTTAATGGAGTAACTGGTGATAACATCGTCAATGATGGATATACCATTACTACAACTAGAACTAACGGATATATTACAAACATTGCTTGTTCTGCTGGTGCATTTGATGCGGTTGCAGACATTACAAATCCATTAAATCCATTGGTTCCAACAACTGTTTCTAAATCATGGGTTGCTCCTACTGCAGGGGATGATGGTCTATCTGCAAGACCATATCCAGAACAAGTATGGAATGATGGAGTAAACCAACAAATTGATTATGGTAAAAAGTTTCAATTTAGAGTTGAAGAAATTAGTAACTATATTGGTGAAGTAATTCTCAATAAAGGAAATGGATTTATTGATAATCCAGTATATGCATCATTAACTTCAAATCTATCTTCAACTGCAACAACAATTAATGTTGATAGTACCAGTGGGTTTCTTTCATCTGGGTATTTAATCATTCCCAAATATATTGAGAAAAGAAAAGAAGACATTACAGAAAATATTGAATCTGTGTTTTATTACCTAGGTGAAGAAATTATTTACTACAAAGGAAAAACTGATACATCTTTTAGTAATTGTATTAGAGGAGTGTATCAAACAACATCAACATTTGAAAACCTTATCGACGCTGGGCAATTCATTCCTGGTGTTGACTATATAATACATACACTAGGAACCACCAATTGGAAATCTATTGGTGCTCCTGATAATGCAGCTGTAGGCACTATATTTACAGCTACTGGATATGGTTCTGGTACAGGAAAGGCTTATACCTTTGAAAGTACTACTGTTCCATTTGAAAATGCACCAGAAATAAATTCTGTAATTACAAGTTATCAAGTAGGGTTTAAATTATCTCAATTCTGGCCTTATAAAAAGAGAGACGAAACATGAGACAAGTAGCAACTTTAGGATTTCCAGATTCAGTTTCATTTGGACCTCCATGTTGTACATATCCACCAAATACTGTAACTCCAGTAGCAAGTAGAATTTTTACTAATGGACTTCCAACTGCTAAACTAGGAGACGTATTAACTCCTGTTCCTGGAATTCCAAGTTGCGATTCTGGTTGTCCTCCTCTGTATAGACAGATTATCTCAGTGAGTACTGTTTTTAAAGAAGGTAGGATGACAGCTCATGTAGGGGACTTGACAGCTCCCTCTTCTCCACGTACAATACTATCAGGTCCAACGACCGTCTTTGCAAACTAATCGTTTTTTATTACTATGGCAAAATCACCAAGTTTCAACAAATCAAGCTATATTCCTGGAAACCCAAAAACAACTCGACAAGGAAGAAGCAAGAACACCAAACTGTCTGCTTCTAGCAGAAATGGCAGGAAAAAGAGATATAGGGGCCAAGGAAGCTGAAAATTGGCAAAAATGCGGGCTTTTAGCCCGTTTTTTTGCGGAAAAAGTAACTAAATATAATATGAAGGGATAGCAACCCCTTTAAAAGTTCTGTTCGACCCATTATGGAGAAGACAGATGGCAGTTAACCCAAATCCCGATAGGGATGTTAAATATATGAAAGAAATGTGGGGTACAACTAAACTTATTACCGATTATATTCCACAAAAACCAAATAAATTTAAAAAGTATCAACTGAATTATTGTGAATATTTTCAAGATAACTCTTAAATTTTAATATACATAGTAAACATTCTAAATTTCTTCAATGTCAACAGTTTCAGAAGAACTAGGAAAAATCTCTAGGTCTTTTAAAGATATTAGTTTTAATTTTACTAAGAATCCAAAAACTGGTGATATTGTTGTGCTTAAAAATGAAGAGGCAATTAAGCAGTCAGTCAAAAATTTAGTTCTTACTAAATTAAAAGAAAGATTATTTAGACCTTTTCTTGGAACAAATACTACAACATATTTGTTTGAATTAAATACTACATTTTCTTCAAATTCATTGATTGAAGAAATCGAAACAATATTACAAACATACGAACCAAGAATTACTTTAAAAAATATTTCAGTAACCGTTGAAGATGATTTAAATGAATTTACTGTATACATTGAATATCTGATTGTAGGTTTACCACCTACGGTTCAAACGGTAGAATTTCTACTAGTACGAGAAAGTTAATAGATGGAATTACCTTCAGTTGCTTCACTAGAATTTGAGCAGATAAAAAATTCAATTAAAACTTTCTTAAAAAATCAATCAGATTTTTCTGATTATGATTTTGAAGGTTCTAATTTATCTATGCTCGTTGATGTTCTGGCGTATAACACAATGTATACGTCATATAATATCAATATGGCAGCAAATGAATTAAATTTAGATACTGCTGTTTTGAGAGATAATATAGTTTCACATGCCAAAAAATTAGGATATAATCCAAATTCTTACACATGTGCAAAAGTAACTGTTGATATAACTGCATCTAATGTTGGTTCATTAGATTATGTTCGTTTAAATTCTGGAAATATTTTAACTACAGTAATCAATAATAAGACATATCCATTTATTATTAGAGACTCTATTACAAAACCTGTTACTTCTGGTCAAACTACAGTAACATTTAAAAATGTAGAATTACTTCAGGGAACAAACTACAATATTTCTTATGTTGTAGATGATAGTAATGAGAATCAAAGATTTTTCGTTCCAAACAATTTTGTAGACTCTGCTACTATTAGAGTATATGTAAAAAATGATTCTACTTCAACATCATTTGAAGAATATACTAGAGTGTACTCAATTGATGAATTGGGACCAAATGATAAAATTTTCTTTGTAGAGGAAATTCAAGACCAAAAATATGAAGTCATTTTTGGCGATGGAGCATTAGGAAGAAAGTTAATTAATGGAGAAGTAGTTATCATTGAATATGTGATTACTTCAGGAGCAGTTGTTAATAATATTAAAAACAAAACTAATTTCACCCCAGTATATTCATTAAGTGGAATTTCTGGGTTAAGTACTTCTACAATTGGAATTGTAAATGTAGATTTTACTTTAGTAAGTGAAAAAACTGATGGAGGTTCTGAATTTGAATCTATCAAGTCAATAAAATATAGAGCACCTAGATACTTTGCATCTCAACACAGAGCAGTAACTACTCTAGACTATGAATCACAGATTCAAAACATCTATCCAAACGCAGAATTAGTTAAAGTTATTGGTGGAGAGAGCCTAACTCCTCCTCAATATGGAAAGGTAATAATATCAATCAAACCAAAGATTGGAGGAACCATTAGTGATTTTGATAAAAACAAAATAAAGAATCAATTAAAAAAATATAATATTGGTTCTGTAATTCCAGAAATTATTGATGCAGAAACTCTAAAAGTAGTAATGAAGTATTATATTTCATATACTAAATCAAAGACTAAAAAAACTCCAGAAGAATTAAAATCAATTATTGATAGTGCAATCTTAAATTATAGTAATAAGAGTGATGTTAAAAATTTTGGAGGAAGTTTAATTTCTACAGAGGTTACTTGTGACATTAAAGATTTAGATTCATCAATCAAAAACATTATAATCAAAACTTATTTGAAAAAAACTATACCTCTATATGGCAATATCGAATTTAAGTATAATTTCAATTTTAATAAGCAAATCAAGAAAAATCCAACTTCTCAATACTCTATGGTAAGTAGCCAGTTCTGTATTGAAGAATCTGATGCTCCTGTGTTTATTTGGGTTGGAGCTGACAATTGCGAAACTGAAGATAATAATATTTACATTAGTACCATTTATGGCACAGTATTAGGAAAAGTTGGTACAATAGATTTTGGTACTGGAAAAGGAACCTTTACATTAACTGCTTGTAAAGATGATAATATTGATATTAGTGTAATTCCAGAAAATCCTGATGTAGATGCACCAAGTAATGAATTTATAGATATAGAATATGATGGTGAAATATTTGAGGATACTGATACTATTACCGCAGATGATGAGCAACTTCCAACTCCAGAAGTAGAAGAACCTGATACTTCTACCAGTACAACAACTGAGGAAACTGTTCCAGTTCCAGATATTTCAAATTATACTCCAGAAACCACCGATAAGTGCCTAGTATAAAAATGTATACATTACAAGAAAAAATTTCAAATGTATCAAATCTAGTCTTTGAGCAATTTCCTCAATTTGTTCAAGACGATAATCCTAAATTCTTAAAATTTATTGAATTATATTATCGTTCACTAGAACAGAAATATAATCCACTTGATTTAACAAAGAATTTAATTGACTATTACAGTGTAACTCACTTTACTAAATCTTCATTAGTAGAAAAAACTCAATTAAGAGAAGAATTGACTATTAATGACACAACAATTACTGTAACTAGCACTTTCGGGTTTCCAGAAACTGATGGATATATTTTAATTGATAATGAAATCATTTACTACAAAACCAAAACTGATACACAATTTCAAAATTGTGTAAGAGGATATTCTGCATTTATATTCAATGATTACAAAGAAGTAGAATTTACTTCTTCATCTGCAGATATTCATTCAGAATTATCTCCAGTAACTAATGTTGCATTTAATTTTGTAAATGAATTTTTAAGAAGAGTAAAATATGAAATTCTTCCTGATATTCCAGAAGTATTAAATGATGAGATTAATCTATCAACATTAATTACAAATATTAAGAGTTTTTATCTTTCCAAAGGAACTGAAGTATCTCATAAGTTTCTTTTCAGAATTTTATACAATAAAAAACAAGTCAAATTAAAAATTAAACCAAGAGGAAATGGTGCTGAATTAAAAATATTAAATTATTCAGGAAAAATTGGAAATGTTCAAATTGTAAGTGGTGGTCAAGGGTATGACCCAGAGAATCCTCCACTTGTTATTGTTTATGGTTCTGGAACTGGTCAGAAAAACGCAAATAATATTCGTCCAGAAAGAGCAGAAATAACAATTTCATCTTCTCAAATAAATGCTAATACTGGAACAATAACTGGCGTTACCGTAGAAAATATTGGTGAGAACTATGTTGGTTCTATTAGAGCAGAAGTAAGAGAAAGAACATTCTATCAATCCCAACTAGTAACTTGTGAATATAATGGCAATATAATTGGAACTGGTGAAGTTTATGATTGGATTCAAGAGACAGAAGAACTTATTTTAAACAATATTACAGGTTCTTTCACAAAAACTGCAAAAATCTATGGTATTGGATTTGAAACTCCAACTGCAACTATAGATTTAAATTACACTACTGAAGATTCAAATCCAAATATCAAGGGTCAACCATCTGTAAATATAATTCCAATTGACCCAATTGTAGAATTACCAAGAGAAAATTTATTTAAAGCATCTTCTGCTAACTATCTAAATGAAAGCGTAGTAAAGGTTGAATGTATTGGAGATTCATTATATAAATTAGATGACAAAAATGTTTTTCCAGAAATTGTCGAAATAGTTCAGGAAGCAGATACTGATTATAATATTTCACAAGTTACATTATCTGGAAACAATATAATTAAAGTAGATGATTCCAGAGAAATATATGAAATTTCATTAAACACAAATAGAAAGTACAATAATACTCAACTAATTTCTCCAGCTTCTACTGTACTAACAGCTCAGATAACATCAACTTCTAATTTTACTATCACAGTAGAAGATGCTTCTGGATTCCCAATCTCAAATGGAATTTTATATTGTAATGGGCAAAAAATTAAATATGCCTCAAGAAGTGCAAATCAATTTTTTAAATGTAATAGAGATAGTTCAACTACATTAGTAGTTGGAACCGAAATTGTTGCATATGGAAGATATAAACTATCAGTAGATAAGCAATGGTCTGCAAGCACCAGTGTAACCATTGGTCAAATAAGATATTATGGATTTAACTTGTATAAGTGCGTAAAAGCTGGCACTACATCATCAACTGCACCTGTTCATGTAAGTGGAACAAAGATTGATGGTTCTGCCAAATGGAGTTACATTGGAAGTGCAATACATAAGTATTTCCATGCAGTAAGAACTGATACCTCAGAAAATAAAACATATGAAATAAGAGTTCTTGGACTTACATCTCCAGTTATCATAGAAAATTCTGGTGCGTTACACAATAAATTAATTTATTCAATTACTGATAAAATTAATGCAGACTATTCAAGTCCACTGCATTCATCATGGAATGTTAATGATACACATCTAATAAAAACTGCTGCTCAGCCTGCTGGAGCACCATCAAACTCTTATATTGGAATTACAGGTTTATATGAATATGAAAAAAATCTATATGTGTCATCATCTGGAATTCCAAAATATGGAATTTCTAATACTGCATTAAATCAAACTAGAAATTACGACATACAAAAATTTGTTAAGAGAGTAAAGCGTCCAACTGGAATTATTCCTTATTTTCCAAAATCAGATTCTGCAATCAGTGCATCAAAAGCAATTGGAATTACAGTTGATGGTATTGAAATTCAATCTCCAAAAGGAAATACTATAAACTATGGACCACTACAGCAAATAACAATTCAAGATGGTGGTGAATATGTTGTACCTACTAATGAAACTTCATTCATTACACAAAATTATCCAAAATTTAAAATTTTAAAGAATGGAAATCAATCCACTGATATAATTTTAGAGAATACATCAACAGTAACTAATTTCTTAATTTCTGCAAAAATTAATGGAATTAATTTAAATAATCTACCAGAATCTGAGATTTCAAATATATCTGGATTTACAGAAAAGCCAACTATTACTGTAATTGCAGCAACTAACGGAACTAATTCAAATACTTATAGAGAAGCAATTTTAGATTTAAGTTATAAAAATGGAATAATTGATTCAATTATAATTAAAGATTCTGGAGATGGATATACAAAAGCTCCTATTATCAGAATATCAGGTGGAGGTAAATCTGAAACCTATGATATTCCATTAATTAATGATGATTCTACAGATTCAAATTATCAAGAATCAATTGTAGAATTTATCGGAAGTATAGTATCAACATTATATACAAATGTAATTAATGTTTCTACCAATTCAACATTCACTTCAACTAGTTACTCATCAAATCCAGTAGTTCAATCATTAAATGGTACTGGTGCTTCTGGTGAAGCTATTGTTAATAATGGAGTTGTACAATCAATTACATTAGTAAATGAGGGTACTAATTACTTTGTCACTCCAGATGTTATCATTAAAGGTGTTGGTCAAAATGCCACAGCAAAAGCCATAATAAATTCTTCAACTGGAAAAATAGTTAGTTTAAACGTATTAAATGGTGGACAAAATTATACAATAAATCCAATTGTACAAATTACTGCTAAAGGAAGATTAGCTGTTTTAACAACTAATATCAAAACTTGGACTTTTAACATTGTTTCAACTTTCACAAATCCTAGCATTCAAAATATTATTGATAATTATGGTGGATATGTGTATTCTGCGTCAGATTCTGATAGAGCATTAAGTGGCACACTTAATGAACAAATTGTAACAAAGCAAAATATCAGTGATTCAAGTAATTCTACTGCATATCTACAAACAACAGTAACATCAAATTTTGAAACTTTCTATGGAATAACTTCCACTGCTCACTCTCCAATTATTGGTTGGGCTTATGATGGAAATCCAATTTATGGTAGATATGGATTTAGTGACCCATTGAATTCAAGTAGTAGCATCATAGATTTGTGTCCTTCTACTAATTGGACTAAAGCTAGAAGTGGTGGACCATCTACTACAACTTATGCATTAGGAACATTTATTGAAGATTTTACCAGAAGTTCCACTTCAAAACTAGATGAATTTAATGGAAGATTTTGCGTAACACCAGAATTTCCAGAAGGAACTTATGCGTATTTTGCTAGTGCAAATTTCCCATATTTTGTAGGCACTAACTATTATTCAACTCCAGATGTATTCAATACTTGTGGTGGAAGAACTAATGACAATATTCCTAAAAATTATATAAGATTAAATAGACCACAAAATGTTAATTTCCCAAGACAATATAATTTAAATGAAACTACTACACTAGTAAATACTTCTATTTCATCTGGAATTGTAGATTCAATTTATGTAGAATATGGTGGAAATTATTATAAAACTGGAGACCAATTAGTTGTAGATAATACAAATACATTTGGAAATGGCCTTACTGCGTTTGTTGGTCAAGTAGAAGGCAAAGAAGTTGATTATAGCTTTAATATTACAACATCAATTATTAATAATGTTGTAAAAATAAAGACAAAAGAAAAGCATGATTTATCAGTTGGTGATTATGTTTATATTGACTATTCTCAAGATGATGATGTGTATGAAATTAATTTGGATAATGTAAATCAACTCACATCCAATATTTCTGGAATTTCTGGAAAAACTTTATATTCTGTTCCATTAAATTTCAAGAAAAAATTTAAATTAGCAATTACAACTACAAGCTCCCCATTCTTTAGTTTCGATAAATCTGGTACTGATAGATTATTTGATAAAGATATAAGTGTAACAACCAATGGGTCAGTAAAGTATATTACTATTAATGCAGCAAATATTATTACACCATTCTATCTTCACGTTGGTACTAAAATTTTCCAAATTTACGCTTCTTCTCCAGAAGTTTATGGAAAATATTTGGTAACAGAAATTAATGAGCAGGATAATTATTTTTATATCGAAGAGAATAATACAAATATTCTTAACTGTATTTTTACTAATATTGTATACAGCACAAAATCAAAAACTGCTACTGGTCCAATTAAAACTGTAGATATAACAAATCCTGGTTCTGGATATAGATTATTGCCATATATTGCATCAGTTAAATCTTCTGCTGGTTCTGGTGCTATTTTACAAACAAATTCCAAATCCATTGGTAATATTAAAAATGTTGAGTATTCTTCTGTAGGAAATTATTTCCCAACAAATCAAAATGTACACTATGAAGTTAACACAACATATACTGCAAAAATTGAAAACAACTTTGAAATATATGAAGTAGAAGTTATTCATGGAGGTTCTGGATATTTTAGTGAAGTTAGTGTAACAGTAAATAATAGCACAGAGGACACTGAAAAGTGCAAATTTGACATATATGTATTTGCAGGAGAAATTATCTCGGTGAATGTTATTGGTGGTGGTTATAATTTCACAAGAGAACCAGAATTAAAAATAACAAGTGGTAGTGGTTCTGGTGCTACACTAAAAGCAAAAATAAGACGACGTGGATTGAGTGTAGGTTCTATTCTATCAAATACTGTAACAGTAAGTGCAAATAAAATTGTTCCAAATTTTGAATATGAAATTTCAAGTTTAGGAAATACAAATTGGCAATCTCTAGGTGCTCCATCTGGTGCTACCGTAGGAACTAAATTTATTGCAAAAGTTCCAGGAAGAGGGTCAGGTACTGCAACCATAACAAATAAGTCTAAAGTTTTATATTTTGACAATAATAATTCTACTGTTGAATTATTACCAATTTTAAATGATAAATTAAAAATTCAAGATGTAGTTAAATTAGAAATTTATGATATCAATTATGGAAAAATTTATGATGTAAATTATCCAAAAATTTATGTAAAATCAGATTCTTCCAAAAAATTACAAGGGAAATTTTTAGATTCTGTTGGAATGATTGGTGAAAATTCTCAACGTATAATTGATAGTAATTACTATCAAGATTTTTCATATACAATTAAGTACCCAGAAAATAAAAAAGTTTGGACTGATGCAGTAGTAAAAAATACTCACTCTGCAGGATTTAAACTATTTGGAAAATATAATATTGAAAATACTAGAAGATTATTTGATAATCTAAATGAAGTCTTCCAAAGTTCTCTAGTATTCAAGATATCTTTAAATGGAGAAATTAATCTAAAATTAAAAACTCCTCCATGCAACGTACAAAGGTTATTATTTAATAACTCAAATAGTGAAGAGAAAAAATTTGTTCCATATAATTTAGTATTTGGAATTTCAAGTGAAACTATTGCAATGGTTACAGAAGTATTCAATAATGCAACAGATAGCAATTTAGATGATTCTGCTACTGTAGAAATTATTTCTGGACCAGGATTTATAATTGGTGAAATTATTCTATCAATACCAGTAGGATTAGAATTACCAAATTCTGCCATCTCTTCATACAAAAAATCATTAATTTTCTGGAATGGAATTTTACAACAACCAAATTATAGTTATCAGCTAACGGAAGAAAACCCAACTGCATTTATTCCAAAATTTCCTCTAGTTTCAAGTGATGAATTAATAGGTTTCTTCTTTGAAACTGATTTTGATTTACTAGATTCATTTAACTTAGTTAATACACAAAGTACATACAATTTATTCAAAGATAATTTGATTTATGACGTAGTATCAACTGCTACAAGTTCAAATTTCATAGTATCAATGTCTGGCGTAGTTCAGGACCCATCAACATATACTATTAGTACTACAAATAACACAATTACATTTAATGATACAGTTAAAACTGGAAAAGTTTTTATATACTATCATCCACAAATATCAACGATAACACTATCAGGAAATGCTTCTGATACTACTTTTACAATGAGTTCTTCGGTAGATGATGATTGTAAATTGGTAGTATTCTATAATGGTATAAATCAATCTGAATTAATTACAGATTATACTTATAATGTAAATACTAATCAAATAACTTTCAGTGAAGAATTACCTCGCTCTGACATTTTTATTTTTAAAGTAAATGAGCAAATTGAATGTGGTCAATTTGACCTAAGTGGTTTACCAGATAATACCATCAAATCTCTATACAACATTTGCACAAGAAAAAATGTAACTCAAAAGGTAGAATCTAATAATGTAGTAACAAGAGACAATTTCTATGAACTTGAAAAAGAAGTTCTAGATGGAACAGTATATGCTACATCTACAAAAGTATATGGTATAGATACAAAATTTAGATATTCAACTCCAGAATATTCATCAAGTTTTGTTGAAATTTTGGATGATTTGAGTTCCCAATTTAATGGAAGCTTAACATCATTTAAAATGACTTGCTTGGGAGGAACTAATCCTAATATATTAAATCCAGCTACAGACAATTCACTATTAGTCTCTATAAATGGAACTAATATTTCAGAAAATCAATATTATACAAGTGGTTCAAATATTGTTATAAAAAATTCTTCAAACCAAGCATATCCAGCAAATACAAAAGCCACAGTATTCTCATTCAATAGTTCATATAAAATTAAAGATTCTGATAACGTTGTTAGAGCATATGGCGGTGGATGGTTACAACCAATAACAAATCAATTTGATGGAGTAAAAGATACATTTGCTCTTTCTAAGGATGGTGTTCCTCAATACACTAAAAATGCTGGTGATGTTTTTGTAATTCGTGATGGAGTATTACAGAGACCAGATACAACTGCATATACCCTATCTAAGCATAGAATTACTTTTGTTGATAAGCCACAGGAAACTACATTAATTAAACCAATTTATTTTGTTAGACAGTTAACTCCAACTAATCATCAAAATATTGTACTAGATTCATTCAAACAATTTGATGGGAATACATGTCAGTTCCCAATAACATTTATCAATAGTAACTTATACACAATAACAGATACTACAAATATTTCAGCATCAAATAAACTATTTGTATTTAAAAATGGTTCATATGAGACTCCAACTACTGATTATGTTGTAACAAATGCAGGAAGTACTTCAGCATCAATTACATTTACTGATTGCCCTGATAGTACAGACAATATATTTGCATATTATAATAAGAGAACCGTCACTGAAATTGGTTTTACTCAAGCTTCTGCTGGAACTACAATAACACTAACTTATGCAGGAACTGTGAATTTTACTGGTCAAGTAAATTCTATGCCATATGATTCGACTGTATTGTATACATCAGATGCATTTTTAGTTTTTGTAGATGGGGTACTACAGTCTCCTTCATCTTGGTCTTATAACTCATCAACTAAAGTTCTTACTTTAGGTCAAAGTGTAAATATTAATACTCAGACAGTAAAAGTTTACTTAATTCATGCAAATATGTTAGATAACATTAGCATGGTTACTGGAACTTCCACATATAACATTACTAGAAATTCAGTAGCATATACTCCATTACATTTTACAGTAAATAGCACAATTCCATCAGAATCTGTCTTAGTTGCTGTAAATGGAGTTGTTCAGCATCCATCAACATATACAATCTCAGGAACTACTATAACATTCAATCAAATCACAAACGGAGCAACAGTATCTTTATATGACACTGCAATTGGTCAAGCAATAGTAGATAATTTATCTGATACCATTGATTGTGTAAATGACACATTCAGAATTTTAAGAAATTTTGAATTATACAATTCATATACTGATAGTCAAGATATTTTAGTTTCAATCAATGGAGTTGTAAAACAACCAGGACTTGACTATACTGTTACAAATTCATCAATAATAACATTTTTAACTGATATTCCATGTACTGGTGATGATATTTTTATGATTGGAATGTATAACAATCAATATATTACATTGACAAATACAAGTGGAAATACCTATACACTAAGTTCATCAATTTCAACATATCAAAGAGAAGGTCTGGTGGTTTCATATAATGGTGTATTACAAACTGTTGGAAATGGGTTTACCTTTGTAAATTCTAATACAATTACATTTGATAGTTACTTAGATTCTCCGCCTTCATATCCAAGTAATATTTGGGCGTATTTATTTGAAGGAGCAAAAGTTCTAGATGAATTAAATACTCCATTTGATAATATTAGAGATAAGTTTAGACTTATTTGGAGTAGTACATATAATGAATTATTGGCACCAGAAGGAAATCCAGACACAACTGTAAACAATCCAGAAATTCCAGAACCAACTGGAATTATAGTAACTAAAAATGATAAAATATTAGACCCTGGAGTAGATTATACTCTAAACGGTCCAAATAAAACTCTGATTGATTTTGTAACTCCTCCAGCTCCAACTGATGTCATCCATATTAAAACATTTGGTGCATTTAGAAAATTAACCAGCATTACTTCTGGATTTAATGGAACAACAAAGGCATTTAATATGACATATAATGGAAATCCATATTATCCAAATAAAATTATAGATAGACCAAGAAAATATGAAAATCAAATTTTAGTTATTAGAGATGGAAATCTATTAAGTCCAATCTATGATTATTACGTTGACAACAATCAAATTATTTTTAATGTTGCTCCTGCATCAACTACATCAAAAATTGTACTATTAGACTTTGTAGGAACTGTGGATGATATTAAAGTTGATAGTTATGATAATCAAGTCTCTGTTGGAGATACTATTAAAATTGCTGGAGAATATGGAACTAGAACTGTTACTAATATAATTTGTCCAACTATCCTTGAAACAGAAACTTATACTCCAACAACAACTCCATCTCAATTAGATGCTACTGGATTTAGTGCAACTGCAAGTATTCAAAATGGAATTGTTACTTCAATTAATGTAACAAATTCTGGATACAGATATGTAAATCCTCCAATAATTAGAACTATTGGTAGCGGAGTTGGTCCAAAAGTAGTAGGTTCTGTTGATGAAAATGGTAAAGTTCAATCCACATTTACCTTCCAATATCCTGGTTACAATACTTATGTCACTCCAACAGTTAAATTGACAAATTATGCTTATGTACAAAGAAAACAGTTACTCACAAGTAATGAAGTTAGAAAATGTACTAAGTTATCTGCTGCGATGAATTCTTCAGCTACTTCATTTAGTGTTATTGGAACTTCTATTTTTGAACAAAATCCACCAACAATAACAGTATCTAGTGTTTCTGCTACTGGTAGTGGAGCGTCATTTACTATATTTGTCAGTGGAGGAAAAGTTGTAAAAGTTTCAGTTGCTCAAGGAGGAAGTAACTACAATGATTTAGACACCGAATTGGTTGTTACTGGAGGAGGTGGAAGTGGATGTGTATTAGAACCAGTGATTAATTCATCTGGAAGTTTTACTGCAGTTAACGTTAGAAATGGTGGATATGGTTATGATAATTTTAGAGTATTCATTGACAATGAAGCAATTGATTACACATATGTTGATAGCACAACAAATGTAATTAGTGGATGTACAAGAGGTGTTGCTGGTAGTACAGCATCCAGTCATTCTATAAATGATTTGGTAGTTTACGATAAATTTATCTAATAAATAATAAAAAAGAGCTTATAAACTAATGGCGTCAATTGTATCAGATAATTTTAGAATATTTGCTTCCCAGCAGTTCATAGAATCTCTTGCAGAACCTTATGAACCAACAATTGTAAATGCTACAAGCATTGTTGTTGGTAGCACTTATACTATTAAAACTCTAGGCAATACTAACTGGCAATTAGTTGGTGCTCCTGAAGGAGCAACTGAAGGTACTATTTTCACTGCAATTGCAGTAGGAACTGGTACTGGAACTGTTTGGAAATTACGTTCTGATTCTGATGATTCAGCTAAAGCATTCAGAAGTAAAATTTACTTATTCATTGGAAGACCTCAGGCTTGGAATCCAACTACAGTAGCAGAAAAGTATAGTTCATTAACAACAGATACTGCTCCATCTCCAGTAGATTCTATTGATGAATTAAATGAAATTTTTGATGATATGATTTCATTGAAGAGAATAACTGCAACTGATGTATCTCCAGTAATCAGAAGGAGAATTTGGAAGACTGGTACAGTATATGACATGTATAGACATGATTATAGCCCATCAAATCTTTCTGTAACTGGTGCTTCTAAATTATATGATTCACAATTTTATGTGATTAATGACCAATATCAAGTATATAAGTGCATCTACAACGGATATTTTCCTGGAACTTATCCAAATGGAAGAGTATCCACTGTACAGCCAAGTGGAACCAGCACTTCAATTATTAATACATCAGATGGATATAAGTGGAAATATATGTATTCATTAACTATTAATGATTACATTAAATTTGTATCCAGTGACTTCATGGCAATCAAGAAAGATGATAATGTTTCTGCCGCTGCTACTGAAGGAACCATCGAACAATGCATTGTAAGCAATACTGGAAGTGGATTAAACTATACTACAGCTACAACTTACTACACTCCAATTCTTGGTGATGGTACAAATGGTGCAGTTCAAATTACAGTAGGAAATACTTCTCCAAATACTGGAAAAATTACTTCTGCATCTATCATTAACGTTGGTAGTGGATATACATTTGGAACTATAGATTTAACAAAATGTTATACAACTTATTCTAGTGGTACTTTTGGGGGAACTACAGTAGATTTAGGAACTGCAACAAATGCAAAAATTGTTGCAATAATTTCTCCTGCTGGTGGACATGGCACCAACCCAGTAGCAGAGCTTGGTGGATATAGAGTTATGATTAACAAAAGTTTAGATTTCCTAGATGGTGATGGAGATATTCCAGTAGATATGCAGTTTAGAAGGTTTGGACTTATTTCAGACCCACAAATTTCTGGCGATGATTTCCTATCTCCAACTGGAACTGTCTGTAAAGCAATTGCGTTTCCACTAGAAACTACAACAAGTTTTATTCCTGGAGAAATCATTACTCAAGATACCACAGGAGCAAAAGGAAGAGTTGTTCATTGGGATAGTGTAAACAAGGTTCTTCGTTATTATCAAAATGAATATATTTCTGCAGCTCAACTTAATACTAATGCATACAAATTAATTTCGTTTAGTGGAGCAAATGCAATCAAATCTGCTAGCAATACTGTTGGACTAACCCCAAGGACATCTTTTAGTACTGCTTCTGGAGAAACTTTTGTTGGAAGAACATTCTCTAGTGGATATTCTAACTCAGAAATTACAAAAAATAGTGGAAATATTCTATACATTGAAAACAGAAGCCCTGTTACCAGAGCAGATGACCAAATTGAAGATATAAAATTAGTCATAGAATTTTAAAATAAATATATAAGAACTAAAACTCTAAGTGTTGAATACAAATGCAAGATACTAAATTAAATCTAGCTCCTTATTTTGATGATTTTTCTCAACAAAATTCCTACCATAAGGTATTATTCAAACCTGGATATTCCGTACAGGCTAGAGAATTAACTACGCTACAGTCAATATTACAAAATCAAATTGAAAGATTTGGTCAGCACATTTTTAAAGAAGGTTCTTTAGTAATTCCTGGGCAAATTGGATATAATTTAGAGTACAATGCAGTTTTAGTTCAAAATTTAATTAATGGAGTTAGTGTAGAAGAATTCAGAGAAAATTACAATGGATTAATAATCAAAGGAGTTGATTCTGAAGTAGAAGCTCAAATCTTAACTTCAATTGGTGTTAATGAATCGGAAAAAAATATTATTACATTTTATGTAAATTATACTGCTTCTGGAAAAACAGAAAACGGAACTCAACTCAAGAAATTTAAAAATAATGAAATTTTAGTTGATAAAAATACCAATGAAGTTATCGCAGTAACATCATTCCAAAATTCCTCTGAATATGTTGGTAGCGTAGCTTCCATTACATCTGGAGTTGTTTTTGCAAAGGGTTATTTTATTGAAATTAATCCACAAACTATTATCCTAGACCAGTACAACAATTTTCCAACATATAAAGTAGGAATTGCTATAAATGAAAGCATTGTAACTGCAGAAGAAGATGAAGATTTATATGATAATGCTGCTGGATATTCCAATTACACTGCTCCTGGTGCAGATAGACTAAAACTAGAAGCAAAGTTAATAAAGCAAGATATTACATTTTCAGATTCTTCAAACTTCATTGAACTATTAAGAATTGAGAACGGAGTTGCTACTACTATCGTCACAACTTCAGTTTATAATGAGTTAGAAAAAACTCTTGCCAGAAGAACATATGATGAATCTGGTGATTATACTGTAAGTGATTTTACATTCAAGTTTAATGAAACCCTAGATAATGGGGAAAATGGTGGTGTTTATGTTGCTGGACAATTTACTCCAGATGGCGAACAAAAAATTCTTGATGTTGACCCAACAAGCACAGAAGAAGATTCAATAAATGGAAAAAATTATTATACATTAAATGTATCATCAGGAAAAGCTTATGTAAAAGGATTTGAAATTAATAAGCAATTAAAGAGTAATATTAATATTTTAAAACCAAGAACATATACATCAGTATCTAATTCAGGAGTAAATTTAAATTTTGGTTCTTACATTGAATTAGATATTAGTTCAAGTGCAGATAGCTTCAATTCATCTAATTTGTCTTTTGGAGAAGTTTTACTTCTAAAAAATTCAAATAATGACACTATTGGAAGAGCAAAATTTGTTACTGTAACTTCTCCTGCTTCCAAACCAAGATTATATTTAACAGATATCACCACTTATGTAACAGCATCAATAGGAACTACATCTCTATCTGCTGGTGATTTTGTATTTTCTGCATCTGGAGCAAAAGCAGTAGTTCAATCTGTAACAAGTGGTACTAGCATAGTACTATATCAAATTTCTGGAGTATTTAGAAGTGGTGATGTACTAACCAATTCTAAGGATAGCAATACATTATCAATTAGCAATGTAGTAGATTATAAATTAGAGCAAGTTTATAAAATAGTAGATGAAGAAACAGGAACTAATTTTGTAGTATTCCCATACTTATACGAATCAAACATTAGTGGAAGTGTTTTTGCAGTATCTTCAAATATTCTTACTGGAACAGGAACAAATTTTGATAACGAAATTCCAAATTATCAAAAGATAAAAATTGGTGATACTGTAACTACTGCAAGTACAGTTACAAGTTCTTCAATTACTATTCCTAGCTCACCTTCATTAACTGGCACTTTCTATAGTGTCAAAAAATTGGTTTGTAAGCTAAGAACCAATTCAACCAATTATTTTACAAAATTAAAAAAATCTTCAGTTAGAAGTATCTCAGATTCTGATTATTATCGCATTTTACAAGGATATTCAACCATCAATAATAGCAATGCAGTAATTAACGTAAGCACATCATATACACCAACTACTGATGTTGTAGTATTTAATGCAACTGGAATTGATACTGCTCCTACGGTGGTGGTTTCAGGAAATCAATTATCTATTACAACAAGTCTTACAGGAACTGCATACGTTTTTTATAAGGTAAAAGTAAATCTTGCAAATCCAATCTCAAAAGACACTAAGAAATTTACATTTTTTGAGGTTTCTTCAAACAAAGGAACTGGTACTGGAACTAGCAGCATTTATGGAAATAGATATGTAGATAAAGAAATTTCATTGGGAGTTTCAGACGTATATAAAATTCATGCAATATATCAAAAAACTACTTCAGATACATTAACTCAAATTTTTGATAAAGTTACCGTAAATAGTGCATCTGAAATTGTACCTGGAGATATTTTTGTGTATGAAAATATCAAGGCAAAAGTTCTTGCTATTTCTTCAAATACACTATACATCAAATATCTAACTACAGAAAAATTAACAAATAGTTCAAACTATAATCCAAGTTTAAAAATTTCATTCATCACAAATTCATCACTTCTTGATAAAACAATTACTTCTGCTACCAGCGGAGCCTATGTAGATATTACTGATGATTTTAACTTAATTAAAAATGACACAGAGGATACATATAAAATTTCAAAACTGGTAAGAAAGGATAATGCACCAATTCCTACTGCAAAAATTGTAGTTGTATATGATTATTTCCAACATGGTTCTACAGGTGATTATTATTCAGTAGCATCCCATGATACAGAAATTGAATATGAAAATATCCCATTAGCATATGATGGAACAAGTTATACTGATATTATTGATTTTAGATTCAAGCATAATACTAATGTTACTGGGTCTGGAACTATTGCATCTCCATATAAAGAAAATCAATCATCATTGAATAGCTATTCAGTAACTACTTCTACTGGTGCAATTTCATACCCTGGAGAAGTATTAACTGCAGATTATAGCTATTACTTGGGAAGAATTGACCAACTATATTTGGATGAAAATGGCAATTTTATAATTTCAGAAGGTTCTCCATCAGATAATCCAAAAAAACCATCATCAGTTAATAATGGATTATTATTAGCTACAATTTATTGCCCACCATATGTAAAAAATATTGAAAATATTAAGATTGAGATTGAAAAAACTCAAAGATATACTATGAAAGATATTGGTAATCTTGATAAGAGACTTGAAAATGTTGAAGAATATACTTCACTAAGTCTTTTAGAATTAGATACCAATACTATGAATATTCTTGATTCAGAAGGTAGAAATAGATTTAAAAATGGATTCTTAGTAGATAACTTTAAATCAAAACAATTTTCAGATACACTAAATTCTGATTATAATGTATCATTAGATACTGAAGAAGGAATTGTAAGACCATATCCGTTTGTAAATAATGTTAAATTAATCTATGATTCTACTAACTCACAATCAAAATTAACAGGTAAATCAATCACTCTAGATTATACCTCAGTAGAATATTCAAAAAATAGTTATGCAAGTAGAGTAGAAAATTTAAATCCATTTAATGTTATAGTTTGGACTGGAGAAATTCAAATCAGTCCTTCACAAGATGTTTGGTATGATACCAAGAAAACTCCAAATCCAAACACAGTAACTATTGATTTATCATCTGCAGTTAAATTCTTATATGATGAAAGTAGTGCAGATGGAGACCAGTGGGGAAATTGGACCAGTACAGGGTCTACAAGAGTATCTGGTGGAACTAACGTAACTCAAACTAGAACAGGAGTAAATAATAGCTTTAGTACATTAAAGCAAAATATTGAAACTGAAACATTCAATGGAATCAGTACAATTCAATATGCAAGGTCAATTATTATTGATTTAGCTGCATCTAAGATTAAGCCAAAGACAAATATGTATTTCTTTGCCGATGGCAAAGATATGAATTCATATATTTTCCCTAAGAGATTACCAATAACAATGTCAACTGGCTCTACTTCATTCATTGTTGGAGAGAAAGTAAAAATAACTGGTGATGGTGTTAATTTCCTATATGCTACTGTAAAATCAACATCCACTTATTCAGATACTACAACATCTGCTGCATATAGTGCCACTTCAACTGTATTAGTAATAGATGATATTAGTGTTAATCAAACAAATATCAGTAAAATATCACCTCCAGCATTACAAGAAAATAGCCTAAAAATAACTGGAATAACTTCAAACGCTACTGCAACTTCTACTTTATCTAAAAAGCAGAGACTAAAATCTGATAATTATGGTAACATTTATGCATTTATTATATTACCAGCGTTAACTTTTGAAAATGGTGATACGGTATTCACCTTAACTGATAGCTCAACCAACTCATTAATTTATGGTGTTTCTGATACAAATGCGTACACCACATATAAATCTCAAGGTTCACAAGTTAGTGTAACAACAAACTCAGTATCATTTGATGTTCCTCAAGTAACAACAACACCAATTACAAGTTCAAGAGTAGTTTATGTTCCAGACCCACCACCAAGACATGACCCACTAGCACAATCATTTAAAATTGAAGAAGAAGGTGGTGTATTCCTAACTTCTGCTGATGTTTATTTCCAGAAGAAGGGAACAGATTTCCCAGTAGATTTTTATATTGTAACAGTTGAAAATGGAACTCCTACTCAAACAGAAATTCCAAACAGTAGAGTTACACTCCAACCTTCACAAATTAGTGTATCAAATGATGCATCAGTTGCTACTAAATTTACATTTAAAAATCCTGTATACTTAGCACAAAACAAAGAATATGCATTTATTCTTTACACTAACTCATTAGAATATAAAGCATGGCTTTCTAGGTTGGGAGAAAATGATATTAAAACTAAAAAAATTATTGATAAGCAACCAACATTAGGTTCAGTATTCAAATCACAAAATATGAGTACATGGACTCCAGAACAATTTGAAGACATTAAATATACATTATATCGTGCTAAATTCGTAACAAATTCAACTGTTACTGCATACTTCAAGAATGATGTGTTGCCATTAGTTAAATTAACTTCAAATGCATTATCCATGACTTCTTCCAGTAATATTATTACTGTGTTGCAGCCAAATCATGGAATGTATTCTGTAAATAATAAAGTATTAATTTCATCAGTAACTTCTGATGTTCCAGATACTACATTATCTTCAACTAGTAGCTTTACAAATACACAAAATACAACTGCTTCTTCTACCGTAACTGTTTCTGATGCTTCACTATTCCCAACAAGTGGTTATATTAAAGTAGATAATGAAATTATTTCATACACCAGAAGTGGAAATACACTTACCATTCCTATTGGAGGAAGAGGACAATTTAGTACAAATATTGTATCTCATCCAGCATCAAGTGTAGTTAAGTGCTATACAGTTAATGGAATTCCTATTAATGAGTTAGAAAAGGAGCACTTTGTAAGTGGAATTGTTGATATGGATAGGTATACTATTACTACAACTACAGTTGCATCTAGCACAAAGAAATGTGGTGGTAGTAAAATGAAAGCTTCCAAGAACTTACAATATGAAGTTATAACTCCAAAAATCTCTGCGATTAATCTTCCAAATACTACTACATCTTTAGAATTCTCAAGCATTACTGGAAATTCTGTAAATAATCCTTATTCAGCATACACAAATATTGGATTTGAATCTGTAAATAATGAAAAGATAAATGAATTAAATATTTCAAGAACTGTTCTTTCCGAACCAAATGAATTAGAATATTTTGATTCTAATAAATCTTTAACTGTTGCAGTTAATATATCTACATCTAAAGATAATGTAAGTCCAGTTATTAATTATGAGGGTGCATCAGTAGTCACCGCAATGAACAGAATCAACAGAATTGATGACTCTGAAGGTGTATTAGATGTTTCATCTGAATTACTCCCACAGGGAGGAAAACATGATGCAGTGTATATTTGTAAGAAAGTTGTCCTAGAAAATTCTTCTACTGCTATCAAAGTATTCTTTGATGCAATTAGACTACAAAATTGTGATATTAAAGTATTTGCTAAAGTTAAGAGAGATGATGATTCTGGGTCATTTACATCAATGTCATACATTGAATTAGATTCAATTTCATATCCAATCTCTGCAACTTCTACACAATACAAATCATTTGAATTTGAAAAAAATAACATCGGTGATTTTAAAGAATTTGCAATCAAAATTGTGTTAATTTCTCACGACAGAACTACAGTTCCAAAAGTTAAGAATTTTAGAACAATTGCATTAGCAGTCTGATATGACAGAAAAATTATTAGTTGATGGACATACAAATTTATATCGTGACGCAAAAAGTGGAGCTATCATAAATGGCTCCACCAGTGAATATGAAAATTACATGAAGATGTATCATCAAAGACAGATAGAAAAACAGAAGATACATATACTAGAAGAAGAAATAAAAAATTTAAAATCTGATATTTCTGATATTAAAACCATGCTAGTACAATTGGTATCGTCTAATGAATGAACTTCCTTTAAATAAACAGTTTACCTTACAAAAAATTTATAATGATATTGATAAATTAGATGAAAGTCAAGCTAAAAATATTGCAAAACAGTTAGTTAGACTGTATCATGTACAGCAGCAAGTTGTTGCAAATATGATGTGTAAAAATTTTAATTCAAAAGATTAGAGGTATTATAAATATTAAGGAAACCTCTCTATATAAATATAATTAAATGGCAGCTGTAAAAAATCTGTATATTGACCAAGGAGCAGATTTTAATGCACAAATTACTGTGTATGACGATAATAACGCACCTTGGGATTTGACTGGTTACACAGGGATTGCCAAAATAAGAAAATCTTATTATAGCAGTACCTCAGTAGATTTTACAGTATCCTTTAATGTATTGAGAACTACTGGAATTATTAATCTTGATTTGACATCTAGCCAAACTTCTAATATGGAATACGGTAGATACTTATATGATGTTGTTTTAGTGAATGGAGCTGGTAAAAAGACCAGAGTTATAGAAGGAATTGTTACTATTAACCCAGGGGTAACAAAATGAAAACAAGTGTAACAGTATCAAATCAGCCACAGGTTATTACAATTTCAGCTAACTCTGCTCAAAAATTATCTACTTTAAGTGATGTAGATTCTTTGAATGCACAACATGGAGCACTTCTTCAATATGATTCTTCTGTTGGTGCTTGGGTTGCTTCAAATACTATAGAAAGAAATGGGCTAACCATTAATTGCGGTAACTACTAAAACCATCAGGGAAAACACAAATGGCAACTATAATTAAAATTAAAAGGTCCTCAGGAACTTCAACACCAAACTTAGGTCAGGGTGAATTAGGATATTCCTGGGGTACATCAAATTATACAGATGCTCAATCTGCCATAGTAACATCATATGGTAAGATGTTCCTTGGAACTGGAACTGAAACTGGTGGTGTTGCAGCAAATATTGAAATTATCGGTGGAAAATACTTCACTGATATGCTTGACCATGGGCATGGAACTCTTACAGCAAACTCTGCTTTGATAGTAGACTCTGCTAAAAAGGTTAACGAGTTTTATGTAGATAATCTTGGACTTGATGGAAATACAATTTCATCAACAAATACAGATGGAGATATCAATCTCGACCCAAATGGAACTGGAGAGATTGTAATCCCTGATGACACATATTTAACATTTGGAACTAGTAAGGATACCAAAATTAAATATGATGAAGCAACTGATGATAGATTAGAAGTAACTGGAGCAGATTGGAATTTTGCCTCTGGTGTTTCAATTTCACTAAGCGATGCAACTAGTTCAACCACCACTACATCTGGAGCATTAGTAGTTACAGGTGGTGTAGGAATTGGAGAAAATTTAAACGTTGCTGGTTCAGTAAACGTTGGTACTTTAGTATCTCCTTCAAACTTTACTGTTTCTGGAGATTTAACAGTACAAGGTGGAGATATTAATATAACTGAAGTAGCAACAAATAT